ATGCAAATGAGCGAAAAACTCCTAGATATATTGAAACAAAGATTTCCAGAAATAAATATTTCAAATGACACTTTTGCTGTGCCTGAAGAATTGCTTACTGACTCGCCCCTAGATTGGATGGATTTCATTTTCTTTCTAGTTTATTGCCAGGATAAACCTCCATCTGCATTGATATTCCTTAGCGACGAAGAAGCTAAAAAAGCATTCACATTGTTAGTACAAGACATTATACAAATTTACGTTTTAGAAGGCTCAGTAACTCCCATGAAAGTTTGGGAAATTCGGTGCACTAAGACCGAAACTGATGAAAGAATCTTCATTGGCGGCGAAAACTTTAGAAAGTTTTGTGATAGGAAAAACATCTATTATATCTCTGCTCACGATGATGAGGGACATCTTTTATCTGTAAGCAATTGCCAATATCTAAAGAATGAGGGAGAGGATTGCCGAGTTCCTCGCCGGTTGTCTTAAGGCAAATCACGTTTAGAGCCCACTGCTTAGACTCTAAACCTATTCGAAGATTTTTGAAAAGGACTACATGGACGAAAATAAAATTGTTAGGGTTCTTTCCAATTTACCTTTATTTGCAAAGAATCTTCTCAAAATTAGGACTAAAGCCGGTGCATTAGCCTCTTTTGAGTTCAATAGGGCTCAGATTTATCTGCACGATAAGCTCGAAGAACAGTTGTCAAAAACAGGAAAAGTCAGAGCCTTGATTTTAAAAGGTAGACAACAGGGATGTTCTACTTATGTGCAAGCAAGAGATTTTCATAAGGTCTCTACACAAAAGGGAAAGAAGGCTTTTATTTTGACGCATGAAGCGGAAGCCACCAAAAACCTTTTTGAGATGACGAAACGTTATTACGACAATGTGCCAGAAGGCATATTGCCACAACCTGATGCATCGAGCGCTAAAGAGCTAAACTTCGCTTCCTTGACCTCAGGCTATAGCGTAGGAACCGCAGGAAACAAAGCGGTAGGGCGTTCTCAGACCATACAGCTGTTCCATGGTTCAGAGGTTGCCTACTGGCCCAATGCTGAAGAACACGCTAAAGGGATTTTACAAGCCGTTCCTAATGAAATTGGCACTGAAATCATCCTTGAGTCTACAGCAAATGGAATAGGAAATTACTTCTATAACATGTGGATTTCAGCAATAACGGGACAATCTGATTTTCAAGCAATATTCATACCTTGGTATTGGCAGCCTGAATACAGAATGGATCCCAAAGAGAATGAAACCGTAACTCTTTCTGACGAAGAGGAAGCGCTTTATGTAAACCATCAAGAGGATGGGTTAACAAAAGAACATTTGTATTGGCGTCGTCGCAAGATGACAGAATTTAGCAAGGATTACGAGACAGCTAAAGAGCTTTTCAACGTGGAATATCCCATGACAGCTCTGGATGCCTTTAGAAATCCAGTTGCAGATAGATTTATTAAAGCTGATTTGGTCACAAGAGCACGGAAAAATAAAGTGATGTCTCAATCACCGCTGGTAATAGGAATAGATCCAGCAATTACTGACCATGACCGTACAGCGATTATTAGACGCAAAGGACGTTTGGCATTTAAGCCTGAGACCTATTTCAACTTAAACACTATGGAGCTTGTGGGCTTAATCAGGCGTATTATCGATAAAGAAATGCCCGCAAAAGTCTGCATTGATTGCATCGGCATCGGCGCTGGCATCGTGGACAGGCTCAAGGAATTAGGCTATCAATGTGTTGAGGGCGTGAATGTTGCGCGAACCGCCAATGAAAAGGATAAATTTAAGAACCTTCGTGCCGAGCTTTGGCATGACATGCGGGAATGGATGGCACAAGAGACGCCAGTTCAAATTCCAGATTCAGACGAGCTTCTAGGTGATTTAACTTCCTTAGGATACAAATTTGATAGCTCAGGAAGGTTACAAATTGAATCCAAAGATGATTTAAGAAAGCGTGGCATGAAGTCGCCAGATTTGGCAGATGCGTTAGCTTTAACGTTTTATGTTGGAGATTATCTGTTTCAGACAAATTATCAGCCAAATATATTACCAGAAAAAGCGAGAGGGATGTTCACATGATTAATTGGTACGAATGCTCAGCAGTAATGCCTGGGCAAGCCCATGATAAATTTTTTAACAAGGATTTAAATGTTTTTACTCATCCTGGATTTGTCGTTTGTTATCATCATGGCGACAGTGAGCCATTAATATGCAGGGCATTTCTAAAACAAGGAAAATTTTATATTAGAGAATTTTGTAATGCATATGATGATAGACGCCCTGAAGGAGAACAGGAATGTTTTGATCAATACCAAACAACCTATTGGGATGATGATATTACTGTTACACATTGGGCCTTTTTATCATGGCCAGAAAACGTTTTATAAGAATGCTCATAAAGTGAACTGTTGCAAAAAATGCAACAACTGAAAAGGACTTATTATGGCTAAGAAAGCGGAACGTATTGCCCGTGAAGCACGAATAGCTTGTGAGAAATGGCGCCAATATTTTAAATACAATATTGATAAGTACCACAAAATGCATAACTTTGTTCTTGGTCATCAATGGGAAGAAGAAGAAGAGGATATGCTTGTGACTAATAAAAAGGTTCCTCTCACTTCAAACAAATTGGCTACAATGGGCAATTCATTACTTGGTGAGCAGCAACAAAATACACCGCAGCTTGAAGTCATTCCGATGACTAATTGTGATGAGGAAACTGCTTATTTGCGAGAAATTATCTTAAAGGACATTGTGTTTTCAACGAGTGCCCATACGGTTTATCAGGTAGCAGCAGCCCAAGCCTTTATAGGAAGTTTTGGAGCATATTTGATTGATACTGACTATGTGCATTCAAAGTCATTTGATCAAGATATTGTTTATAGGTCTTTCAAAGATTCTACTCGTTGTTATTGGGATATAGGGGCTGAAAAACCCAACAAAACAGATGGTGTGGTTGGTGGCTATATAGCGCGTCTTACACGTCAAAAATTTAGAGATATTTATGGCAAAGATATTGAACAAAAAATCTTGGTCGATTCATCAATAACTCCAACAAAACAAGAAATCGCACTTGCAGTGCAACCGGACATATCAGATGACCCATTCTCCTGGGCAGATGATGAATCTATTACAATTAATCATTATTACAAGCGTAAGTTTGAAAAAGAAACACTTTACAAGCTCAGTAACGGTAAAATTCTAAATCAAGAAGAGATGGATTTACTTATAGACCGTTCAGCTGCTGCTAATGAATTGACATCCATAGACACCATGAATGACATGATGCCGATTGATATCAGCGGCATGGAAGCTTCCCAAGAGCTTATGGATGACGAGTCCATGGTTGAAGTCAATGAAGAAGTGCCTTTGGAAGCAGAAGAGGAAATGACGCTTTGGGATGAAGGAGAGCCTGTACGGATAGAAGAAAAAAGACAAATCAAACGTTCAAGAATTATTCATTATATTATCGCAGGCGATTATGTTTTAGACGAAAGCGAATTTCCTGCGGAAGATATTCCAGTAATTTTTGTGGATCAAAACAGCTATTTTGAAAAAGATGGAAAACAAGTCTGTCGCTCCTTCTTTGACGATTGTGTGGATACACAACGTTATATTAATTATCTAAGAACCCAATCTGCGTATATCCTTAAAATAAGTCGTTACGACCAATTTATGTTAAGTAAAGAAAATGTGCGCGGATTAGATACGCAACGCATTTGGCAAAACCCTACCGATATTCAAGGGGGACTTGCCTATGATGAATCGCCTCAAGGCAACAAGCCTGAGCAATTAAGACCACCAGAGTTATCTCAATCCCTCTTTACCCAATACCAATTGGCTATAGAAGACCTTTATACCTCCACTGGGCTTTATCCAACCAGAATGGGTCAAGAGGGGAATGAGATTTCAGCAAAAGCAATTAATGCAAGAACTCGCCAAGGAAGCTATGCAACACAGGTGGCATTTAACAGCATAGATAGAGCAATAGAAGCAGGAGGGAAGATAATAAACCAGATGATTCCTAGGGTTTATGATGCTGAGCGTGTCATATCTCTTATGACCCCTGATAAAGGCATGCAAACTTTAACTATCAACAAACAATCTGACGCATACGGTGCGCTCATCGAAAATGATATTAGAAAAGGGACCTATGAAGTGAGGCTTAAGCCCGGTCCAAGCTACGAAGGTCAAAAACAAGAGGCGCTTATGTCATTACAGCAAGTGCTTCAAGCCAATCCAACAACATTCAATCTTATTGCTGATTTATACGCTGATAATCTACCTCTTGCTAACAGCATCGAGCTTAAGAATCGCCTAAAAACGATGGTTCCTCCTCAGATTATTGAAGCAGGAAAGACAGGCAAAATGCCCCAGGAAATGGGAATGAATCAGCCATCACCTGAAGAACAGGCTATGCAAGCACAGATGCAGGCAAAGCAACAGGAACTGGCGCTTAAGCAGCAAGAATTACAACTTAAAGCGCAGCAACAACAGATAGAAATGCAAATAGAATTACAAAAACTTGAAACCGAACGTTTAGAAGTTGCAGGCAAACTTGAAGAACAAAAACTACGGTATTTGGCAGAAACGGAACGCACACAGAGCGATAATGCAATTGCTCATGCAGACAATTTGACAAAGATTTTGACTCACAGGATGTAAATTTTAACGAGGACAGTATGGAAGACACACAAAATATACAGAACATTGATGATTTGTTAACTGGAGCAAAGAGTGCTACCCAGCCTCATACACCTGAATATCAACCGGAGATTGAATATGGAGATCCAATTGATGAAGAGGATAATAGTGAAATATCCGACCAATCAATGGCAGATGATGAGCCTGGAAGAGATGGAGAATTACATTATCAAGAAGAAACAGAAGAAAAAGAAAATGAATCTTCTGATTTGGATGAATATGGAAATAAGAAAGATAATGAAGTTATCCGCGGTAGACTTAAGCAGCAAGCTAAAAAATATGAAACTAAAATTGAACAGTATGAAAATGAGTTACAAACTCTTCGTTTGCAGCTAAGGCAACAAGGTGCAAGCCAACAAGTTCAGCAAGCAGCTAAAGATTTTGAATACGATCCAAATGAAGAGGGAAGTTGGCAACAGCAATTGGAAGCCGTTATTAAACAAACAGTAAAAAACATGCATCAGGAAGATGCTCGAGCTCAAGAAGCTGCTCGCGAAGAAGCTGTACAAGCTCAATTTGTAAAAAAATTTCGAGAAGATATGCAAAATTTTGAAGACTATCAGGAAGTGGTAGGCTCTCAACCAATCGATAATGCTATGCTCATGGCAGCTCGCAATATGGAATCTCCCGCTGCTTTTTTATATGCAGCTAGTAAACGTGCACCAGAAGAATTAGCCAGAATATCAAAAATTAACGATCCTTATGCAAGAATTGCTGAAATGGGGCGTCTTGAAGAGCGCATGAGAAGACATAAAC